TTTGGTGAATTAGGCCTTAAAAAATTCTTTTAATCTAGTTTGTAACTAATCCATTATGGATATAGAGCCTACAGTATTGTTAGCATATGCGATAATTTGGACAGTGTTTTATTTTTTCTTGTCTAATTATATCGCGGAATTAAGTCGAAAGAAATGGACCGCATGGGTTCAGTCCGACGATAGCGATGACGTTTTAATGGATGCACTAAGCGTTATAATAGATGAGATAGAGGATCGCATGCATGATAAACTAGAACACTTTCAAAAGTCTTTTTTTGGTTCTTTGGGAGCGGCAAGCAAGAAGTTAGATGACGCTACAGGCCAAACAACAATTAAAGCATTAACCAAAGATAATCCAGTAATGGGGTTTTTGGCCGATTACATGATGAAAAGGGGTAATTTAGGTGCATTAGTGGGTCAAAATAGCCCAAATAGTGTAGACTCAATGGCCAAAAAGAGTGACAAACTAGGGTTGAAATAGAATATTATACGTATATTATATATTCAAAAGCTTATTCTTTTTATATTATAATACTTTTGTATACAGGTATTTTTAGAGAGGGTATAATATTATATACTAGTATGTTATGTAAAGTTTGGTGAGACAATGAACTTTAGTTTAGATAAACAAATGGAAAGAGTAGTAGAAGTATTAGCACTGTCAGCATTAGTGGCGAACGATAGCATGAGAAACGAATCATTACAAAAACTAAGAGAAATCGCTTTTCCTCTGGAGATTGATTTAGAATGATTTGTTATAGATGTCAGCAACGGATTCATAGTGGTAAAATAGAAAAGATAATTGAAAAGGGCGTTACCACATCATATTGCAAACATTGTTACGCGGCGGTAAGATATGGGTAGGCCAAGAAAGTCAGTAAGGCCCGCATCGTTTTCTATAGATGCGAAAATGTATAAGTTGCTACAGGATTTGTCAGATCAAGAAAAAAAACCTATGTCACACTTTGTAAATATGGCACTATATGATTACAAACCAATACGTGAGTTAGATACTTATAGAGGTTGGTGGCGGTGTGACCAGCGTGATTGTGCAGTTTTAAACCCCCCTGCTAATGAAAAGTGTAAAGAATGCGGATGGACGGCCTTATGGGCGATAAAGAAAGAGCATAATGACCGAATGCTGAAGTATAAATAGGTAAACGGCTGTGTCTGAAGCGGGGTGCCCGTAGGCAACACCCCCACAAGGAATCAAATATGGCAGTAAGACGAGGCAGAAAGAGAACACCACGCAGAAAACGGTCGTTCTCAGTTAACTTATTAGAAACTGGTGCAGGATTAGCATTTTTAGATGCAGCTAACGCAGGAACGGCAGCACAATCCTTCATTAAAGGCGATTTGAAAGGCGGATTAGATACATTATCTAACGCATTCAAGACGAACAAGCAAGACATGATTAAAATTGGAGCTGGCACACTAGCTGCTAAATTAGTTTTAGGAAGTCTTGGTGGTTCAAAAGTATTAGGAGCAATAGGTCCGCTCAAATTGAGGGCCTAAGGAAAAACAATGGCAATAGTAGTAAGTAGATCAGAAACACAACTAGCAATGACTGGTGCATTTCAAGCAATGGATAATATCGGAACGGCCTCGGTTAGTTCTAGTTTTACCGTTCCACAAAATGTAAGCAGCATAAAATCACTCACAATAGCAGTATCTTGTGACAATTCGGAGGAATTCGTCCCTCTCGTCAAAATCTCAGGAAATGCTATGCGAGATGGAGATGCAATATTCGCAGGACAAGGTCTAAGTGGCTTTACCACTTCAACAGGTGCTGCAAGCAACTCTATTACATACGACACTGACTTAGCAGTCGTATCTGGAAACTCTTGCGAGTTTTCTATAGCAGTTACCGATAACGCAACAGTTTCAGCAGTAGTCACGGCACAATTCGCTTAACTTGGTTAATCGCAAATCAAATAGCCCGTGGGGCTCTTCGTATAAGGAAGGGTTACCCTCTACCGCAGTTAACGACACTGTAGATATTGACCAAAACGTTCGTGCAACAATAACCACTGGTGTTATTGATGTTGCAACGGGCCAATGGGAAGGAATCAAAGTATCTGATTCCCAATTTATTGGAATTACTTCACATCCAGGTATACCTAACACTGGTGTAACCTTAAGCCCAGATACCACAAGTTTTCCTAGCATAAACATGAAAGGCTACAAAGACATTTTTATTGCTATTAAACCAACTAATGGGGGCAATTACGCTACTAATGCAGTTGTTGGGCCTGTAGAAATTGCCTTTGGTGGATTAACACCTGTTAATTCAGGTGTAGATCTAAGAGGTTGCGTTAGACGGAACGACTTTGATAGCATATTGATAGATAGTGCTGATAGCTTAACCGCTGATGTATGGAATATATTTGTAATACAAGACCAATTAAAAGACCAAGAAAACTTTCAGTTTAAAGTTGTTAATGGTAGTGGCGGTAATAGTGATATTGAAGTTGCGTTTATGAGGGTGGTATAATGCCAAAGAAAAAACTAACTAAAGCACAAGTAAAACGTAAGTTAAAGACTATAATGACTGCAAGTTATGATCTAGTATTAGATAAGATGGGACATGCAGATAGTAAAGTTCCTATGTCATTGAATAAAGTATTGGAACTTAACAGAAGCATAACATCGACGTTTAACCGCGTTAAATGAGCACTAAGATTTATAATGTCGAATTCCCAGCATGGCTTAACGATACCCGAACCATTGAGCAACTCATTATTAGAATACTTGTGGGATACCTTACAGTTAAAGAAACTGGGGTAATGTAATGCCTTTTGCCTTAATACCTGATGGTTTTACATTAAAGAAAGTAACAAAGTTACAACTAAAAGCGTTAAGCGATAAAAGACGTCATGATAACGTTATGGCAATTTTACAAAATAATCAAACGCCTTTAGTTGTTGCTGGTATAGTTACTGCGTTTTTAGCAGGTAGAGCAGCTGATTCTCTTATAGATGACATTAAAGCATCAGGTGAGAGCCTTACTCAAAAAGGTGAAAAAGCTATACGTGATAGTTTAGCAGTTGCCGAAAAAGAATTAGTAACTGACCCTGCAAATTGGTTTACAAAACAATTAGGCAAAATACAAAATGTAGATCTTAAAGCATTAGAAAAATTAGACATTAGGGGATTAGCTTGAGCGGCTTACTTCCTTTATTGAAGCTTATCGTTGACTCGGGGGCAGTCTCACCAAAAGCCCCCACAGAAGTTCCTAGAATTTTTGGCCGTAAAAAAACAAAAACTGGCGTTGGGTCAGGATTGGATAAACCTGGGACTGCATTTGGTGAATTAGGCCTTAAAAAATTCTTTTAATCTAGTTTGTAACTAATCCATTATGGATATAGAGCCTACAGTATTGTTAGCATATGCGATAATTTGGACAGTGTTTTATTTTTTCTTGTCTAATTATATCGCGGAATTAAG